CACGTAGTTGTACATTGGTGGTCATTTTATGATTGTGAACAACTTCCCCTTCCCCAGGGGTGTAAGTGTTACATGCGAAACAAAAGGTGTGCCCATCAGAATACAAAGAACTTGCATCTGATGAGCCACACGTGTCACATGGCAAGTGCCTCACGAACTCGCTGTCTGAGTTGTGCGTATGCATTGGCTTGTTGTTCGTGATAGTTGAACCAGTCGTCAACCGCAATAAAGAAACCTTTGATAAGGTTGTCGGTAGTAGTAGGGTCTTCACCGTCTACATCAGCCAACATATCACCAAAGTGTTCTGCGTAATACTCAGCTGTGCCGTACTCTAGGTTAGCCATGAGATTGGGATGGATTGGTATGAACACCATGGGAAGCCGTGTTTGTCACACCACTTCGCATAGGTGGTTTTAGATCCTTTGTAGATCTTGTTAAAGGGTGCTTGAAAGACGAAGCGAATATCTAAGTCGGGATTGCTCTTCTTCACTGCTTTCATCTTGCGGCGATCCTCGCTTGTCAGGCGTCCTTTCACTTCGAGAAAGATACCATTCGGCAAAAGAAAGTCGGGGATGTAGTTGCATTCAAGAACGTATGCGAGTTTGCGTGATTCGTATTCGTATTTAACTTTCAAGCTGGAGAGAAGGTCAGCGACCTTACCCTCCAAGCCTGATCTAAACATCAGTCATTCAGTTGTTTTTCGACGATCTCTTCAACAATCTCCGATACAGCACGGCGCATCTCATACTTGAAGTCCGAGCGATCCGCCTTATAGCGGGTGACCGTGATCTCAGGCAGCTTGACACACAGGGTGCCTTCGTAGAGTCCAAGCTCTTCGTTCTTAACGCAATCAAAGGTAATCATCAGAAGTCGTCGTCAGTAGTGGTTTCGTCGTTGGAAGTAATGTTCGGGTCACCAGCCTTGAAACCGGTGGTCTTACCGAACAGTTCAGCAACATCGGCTTCGCCCATGTCACCAGTGTCAACACCAGCAGAGGTGTTAAGGGCGATCACCTGGACACCCACCAGCTTGAGGCTAGTACCGTAGGTAACTCCGTCCTTGAGGATGTAAGGCTTCTGGTGGAATGCCAGGTTAACCTTCGAGCCACCGTACAGCGGCGTATCCTCGTTAGTGATCAACGTACCCTCACTGTCAACAACAGGGGGACGAGTGTCATCGTTCCAACTGAACTTAACTTGATACTTACCTTCGCTCACTTCTTCCCAAGGCTCAGGCTTGAGAGTAGAACGCTTAGGGTTCTTGAGCTTACCCTCTGCCCACTTGAGGACTTCAGTGCGCTCATCTTCGAGCTTATCGACAGTTGCCTGATCAACAAGAGCAGACAGTTTGTAGCCGAACTTACCCGGCTTCAGTACAGCTTGATATCCCTCAAGGACAACAGGCTGTTCGGTTTTGTGGATGGTACGTGCCATTAACAGAAAAAGTAGGTGGATTCAATAACCGACTCAGGCTCAAGGTCGCCTACAATCGGTGGTGCAGTCTCCGCACCTATTTGAGATGCGAAGTCATTCAGGTAATCATGCTCTGCGAACAGGTGCATGTATGTCTCACGCACAAGCGTAGACAATGTGGACATATCCGTGGCTCTGCATAATACAGAGTCATGGATCAATGCGATGGGGGCGTCAAACCGCAACGCAGATAGATGCAACAGTGAAGCATCAAGCGAGTGGATCAGGTTAGGTGCCGTTGCGTTCTTGTGGTGAGCAAGGTCAACCTCATCCGAGTCGCCAACAACAATCTTGACATGACAACGACCTAGTAATTGTAGCTCAATATCTACAAACTCAGGTTTCATTAGCCGCTGTTTAACGACAAAACCGGATGGTGTAGTCCATGTCAACTCAGTAGCACCCCCTTTGATAGCTTCTGCTACCTCGTTTTCGATCCATGCCATGACAGACATAGGACCAGGAACGACTACATCCATAGCATTTCTAACTGCCTTGACTGTAGCAGTAAGATCATCTTTCTCGATCTGTACATCTTTGTCCTTCAATGCATCACGAATGTATCCACGATTAGAATACGGTTTAGCATTGTAAGGAACAGTCATGACGACTCTTTTGACCGTTTTCCTGTCCATGTGAGGACGGATAGATGCAGGGCAGTTAGGTGTAGCAGTTTCTGCAACGACCTTGTAAGCGTCCTGAGGTTTATCAGATGGAAGAACGTTAACAAGTCGTGCAGTACTTGCGTCCCTGGCTAGACCAGCGAGGATCTGAAGACCACTGCAAGTAGCATCTGTAGCTACCATCAGTGAAGTATGTGAACGATCACATGCTATCACACAATGATAATACTCCTCACACGCTGCTAAGAACTGCCAAGGCTCATCGACACCCTCCCACTCATGTAGGTTTCCGATCGGATCCTGAGCGATGATTGTGATGAGTTGATGATTGTCCAGCGTCCATGCTAATCTCTCAGCCATGGTCGCCTTATCTAGACCGAACGTTGTAGCGACCTGGAAAGCTAACCAATCACAGGCGTATTCATCTACAAACGCTTCATCATGAAACTTTAGCAGTGACTTACCAAAGTCTGTGTCTTGCGGTGTAAGGAAAGCAGGAATAGGATAAGCACGACCCCTATAATCAAACGACCAAGGGATGTAGAACTTCTCTTTATCTTTAAACACCTTTACTGCGTTTAAAGTCATCCTTGTTCTACAAGCTCGTTCAAATGCTTGAGCATTAGTGTTTCTTACCTCTGCTGCTCTTCTCCTATAATCTTTACGGGAATCATAGTTCTCCGCAATGTCTACAGGTTTAGGCGGTAAAGGTAAGGAAATAACAGGGATAAACTTACCGACCTCAATCTCCTTACGTTCTAACTCTTCCGCTACCTCTACGATAAACGGGTTAATACGGTAGGCGACCTTCTGAATCCTGTTCAGAAACTTGATTGGCGGTTCTCCCTGTATAAGGCGGGGATCAGATCGGCGCACCATATCATGACCGCGCATCACCTCGTTGAGCAGGTATCCACCAGGTGTCGTGTGACTCCAGTCGTTAGGTGGTATAAGCATCGGCCAAGTGAGAGGACTAAACAACTCAGCCTGTGCTATTACGTCGTCCTTGATCTCTAGAAACTCAGGTGTAGGTACAACATAGTGAGGTGTTTTCTTACCCTCACGTCTAACGTCGCGCATGAACCAGTTGGTTGCTTCACATATACAATCAAGCAGCCAACCACCTAACTTAACTCGGTTAGCAATACCCCACGCTTTCCAGTGCTCTACATCATAACGATTCATCAAGGTGGAGATAACCTTGACTTTCTGATGTGTGCCTATTGACTTGTGCCAATAGTTATCCTTAAGGGTTTGCAATAACCCAGGTACATGACGTTCATAGTGACGCATCATGCACTCGTTTTCAAGCGCAGTGCCTATCGCATCCGAGACATTTTGTACCTTGGACGAAGAAGGAATGGTAGAGAATACCTTGTCAAAGGTGACCTTACTGGCGATAGCTGCTGCTACCTCAGGCTCTAAGTCTGCAAGGTAGTGTTCAATCTCACGAAAAGCAACACCAAGTTTACCTTTGCGGATCTTAATGTTTGTCTGTTCAATCCGTTTAACAACAAGAGGGATTAGGGTTTGAATAGAAGCTACGCCATAGACAGAAGCACTGGCGTAGTCTTTCTCCTCTAGTTTCTGTGTGTTGTCGCGCAGTTGCTTGAGTCCTTGCCGAATCTGTTCGCGCTCAAGTTCGACTTGCTCATGTATCTGTGCGGGTGTTGGCATAGGCTACTCAAGGATAGTGGTGTATTCATCAAGGATAGCATCGCAACGCTGCTCATACATAAGTTGCAGCAGCTCATCACGATGTGGGTGCACTTTGATCTCAGCAATCAGCTGCTCAGTGCGACGTTGAAGGGTGTAATCAGTCATCGTTAGTTTCGTCTTCGAATGGACCCATGATCAGGTGATGAATAGACTCATGGTTGCACACTGTAAATTCAATGTGTGGAGTCTTCATCAGTTTGC